TGGTTGGTATTCAAAGGTTGATGTAGCAACAGGCGAAGTGGAAGAAAAGAAATATCGTATTAAGGATACTTATAACAAAGAGTTTTGGTTGCCTATTCTAAAAGACGAAAGTTTCTTGGCATGGATCAACAAACGATACGCTATTTCAAGCGTTGACGGGATAATGCGTGATGAAGTTACTGAACAAGATATCGAAGAAGCTTACGGGCAAATCCAAGAAGCCTGAAGGAGTATGTGATCGCTGTCAAATAACTATTTGGCAGGGTGACGCAGCCATCTGTTTTCACACAGAAAACGAGGATTTGTTTATCTGTGAAAACTGTATCGAAAATATATATGGTGAAAAAGCCAAAGAGTGGATTGATTAAATGAAAAAATACCATCTATTAGCGATACAAATGGTCGCATACTTGTCAATGATACCTATGATAGTGTACGGTTCGCTAAACGAATGGTTGATACTTTTACTTATGTATTTTCTCATGTTCAGCTTGGGTAGCACAATATGTTATCACAGATACCTTACTCACAGATCATTTAAATGCTCAAAAATAACAGAACTAATACTTTTATTTTTTGGACATATCAATTTAGCAGGTTCGGCAGTAGCCTGGGTTGCAATGCACCGTGAACATCATAGGTTTTCTGACACAGAAAAGGATCCACATTCTCCTGTACATAAAGGTTATCTGAGAACTCAGTTTTTTCATACACTGTATGAAATGGATATGAAGTATGTTAGAGATCTCGTTAGGAACAAACCTGTAGTTATAGAACATAAACATTATTGGAAACTAACATTTTTGTGGCTTGTAATACTACTGTTGATAGATCCTTTTTCTGTCGTTTACGCTTGGTTAGCCCCAGCCGGTTTGTCTAGATTGGCTATAGGTATGATAATATCATATTCCCATCGAAATGGATATGCTCATAATGATGAATGGTTAGGTTGGTTGACTTTCGGTGAAGGCTGGCACGGTAATCATCATAAAGATCCTGGCAATCCATCCTGTCATCCGACAAAAGATATTAGTGGTTGGATTATTAAACTTATACGAACAGATTAAATTTATGATAGTGTTGGTGTGTGGTTTGCCCGGTTCGGGTAAAACTTGGTTGTCAGAAAAACTTTGTGAGGGACAAGAAGATTTTGTACATCTCAATGCAGACTTTGTGAGAGAGGCAGTACAAGATTGGGACTTTGACTATGATTCCCGTCTAAAACAGGCCATGCGTATGCGTGGTCTTGCGTATACAGAAGCAGTATTTGGTAAAATAGCTATAGCAGACTTTGTTTGTCCTTTACATGAGACCCGTAAGATATTTGATCCGGACTACACTATATTCCTTGACACTATAGACATAAGTCGTTATAATAATACTAATAAAATGTTTGTGAAACCAACAAGTGCTGATTTAACTATTAGAGAAAATCTACAAGAAAATTCAATTCATATTATTAGAAAAAGGATAAGAAATGCAAGACAGGTTGGAAAATATAATTTTAAGTACCCTTCTTACTGATGATAATTATTTTAGAAAAGTTATTCCTTTTCTAAAAACAGAATACTTTTCAGGTGAACACAGAACACTGTTGAGAAAAATTCAACAGCACGCTGATAAATATAACAAGTCTCCTACAAAACAAGCACTTGCTATTTCTATTGAAGAAGATAGAACAGTATCAGAAGGTGAACTACCCGCTCTAAGTGAATGGCTGAAACAAGAGAATGAGCAAACGATAGATTACGAGTGGTTACTTGATGAAACTGAGAAGTATTGTAAGGATAAAGCAATCTACAATGCTATAATGGATGGAATTCAGGTTATTGACGGCAGAGATAAGGAGAGAGGTCCTGACGCTTTGCCTGATATGTTATCAAAAGCATTACAAGTAGGATTTGATAATAACGTAGGACATGACTATATTGAAAACGCAATACAGCGTTATGAGTTTTATCATAGGTTAGAAGAAAAAATTCCTTTTGACTTAGCAATGCTCAATGAGATTACAGAAGGCGGACTTGCTAATAAAACTCTGAATGTATGTCTTGCAGGAACAGGTGTTGGTAAATCTCTTTTCATGTGTCATCTTGCAGCTAATAACATTTCACAGGGTAAAAATGTTTTATATATTACACTTGAGATGTCTGAAGAAAGAATAGCAGAAAGGATTGATGCCAATCTAATGAATTTGCCTATAGGTCAGTTAAAAGATCTATCAAAGCAAATGTTTGAAGATAGGATACAAAAGATAAATGAAAAAATCCAAGGCAGGCTTATCGTCAAAGAATACCCGACGGCCTCAGCACACGCGGGACACTTCAAAGCCCTACTCAACGAAATCAAACTTAAAAGAAATTTTGTACCTGATATTATATATATTGACTACCTTAACATATGTAGTAGCAGTAGGTTCCGTGCTGGTTCCTCAGCAAACTCCTACACAATCATCAAGTCCATTGCAGAAGAACTTAGAGGACTAGCAGTTGAACATGATGTTCCTCTTGTAACTGCTACACAGACTACAAGGAGTGGATACAATAGTAGTGATGTTGAATTGACTGATACCTCAGAATCATTTGGCCTTCCTGCTACAGCAGACTTGATGTTTGCGCTCATCAGCACAGAGGAAATAGAAAAGTTAGGTCAAGTTATGGTTAAACAGTTGAAGAATAGATATTCGGACCCCACTAGGAACAAAAGGTTTATGTTGGGTGTAGACAGATCAAGAATGAAACTGTTTGATGTAGAGGGTGATCCTCAGGAAGGATTACAAGATGCAGGTAATGATGATACTCCTGTATTTGATAATTCAGCGTTTGGCAAGAAAATAAGTAGCTTTGAGGGTTTTAAATTTTAAACTTTATAAATAACAAGATACCCATAACAAATATAATATAGGGGATTCTCATGGCAGATGATAAGAAATTCCACGATGCTGACGTAAATGGCGACGGCATTGTAGATGATGAAGAAAAAGCAATGTACCTCGAATTCAAGCGCAAGCGTTTGGAGGATGAGGACGCAATGCGAGACGCCCAGCGCAATATGGCCTGGTTCGCACTTTACGGTATGTTGTTATATCCGTTCGCTGTAGTTGCATCTACATTCTTTGGCCTCGAGTCAGGCGCGTCGGTTTTGGGTGATATGGCGCCAACCTATTTTGTTTCAGTCGCTGCTATAGTCGCCGCATTTTACGGCAAAAGCGCTTTAGAGAAAAAAGACTAAATGAGCACATTCTTATTCGGTGATGATTGGAGAGTACAACTTGCGAGAGGTAAACTCCGCAATGCTCTTCACATCCACAAATTTGCCGCAAACAATTCTCCGGCAAATGGCGTAGAAGAAACTGTTTGGGACGGTTCTACTTTATATCCGTGGGCTACTACATGGGATCTCGGTGCCGCAAATGTACATCTCAAATCAGATGATGCAGATGATGCGGGCATTACAGTCTTTATTCAGGGTCTTGATGCAGACTTCAATGTACAATCAGAGACAGTCACCCTTGACGCTACTGACCCAACAACAACCGCTGTAGCATCTCAAAACACTTATATTAGATTGTTTAGAATGTACAACACTTCTTCACAGCAAGAAGTAGGAGATATTTCAGCACATTACGGTACCTCTTCTGGCATTAAAATCGCTCAGATTAGTGCGGGTGAGGGGCAGACACTTATGGGTGTCTATACTGTTCCAGCAGGATACCTAGGGCTAGTGATGCATTATGAATTCGCTGGTAGTGCTAACTCTCCTATCAAATCTAGATTGCTCATGCGAGAACCAAATGGTGTATTCAGAACAATGCACAAGGGCGCAACATATGGCGGTCAGTATGAATATATCTTTGGTGTCCCAGTCACACTCGCGGAGAAGACTGATGTTGACCTAAGAGTTACTGCTGGTACTGGTGCGGCGGTTATCACTGGCACATTTAACCTTGTTTTAGTCAAAGAAAACGAGTTTAATCAGTGGTCCGAAGGGTACTAATACCCAGAGTACCCTAGTCAGCACAGCCCCTTACAGACCCTTGTAGGGCTTACCTAACTCATTGATTATTAAAGCATTTTTAATGCTTGACAAGTGAACCTACAGATAGTAATATAAGCATATAAGTTGTTGATTTCATTAGGCCAAATAATTGGAAAAAAGTGAAAAAAATGCTTGACATTTCCTCAGATTCGTGTATAATAAGCATTATAAAATGAAAAAACGGTTGTGAGGACTGTAATATGAAACTAGTAATTTGTACCCAATTCCGCGAAAACTATGGTTCCCATGATTGGGACGGCAAGGGTACTTGCCCGCAGTATTGGAAAAACAAAGGTGGTGACACCTTTGTGGTTGAGGTTTCCCTCGCCGAGGCGCAGGACCCTGCGTTTTATGCGGCCGTGGAGAAGTGCATTGAGCATTCCTCCGATTACTCCGAGGAGTATATTATCGGCCAGCACCTGGTTGACGATTGCGATTTCGATCCGTCAACCTTGGTTGAGGAATGGGAAACCGTCACTTATGCTCGTTTGAGCATTGATGGTCACCTCAACTGCGAGAAGGATGTTAGGTCCTACGATATGTCCAACAGGGTCGTAGGACAGCGTTCTTGGAAACAAGACGAGAACGGCCAGCGTGAATGTTCCCTCATTCGTTTTGAGGAGGCAGCGTAATGGTAGATAAAAGACATGGCGGTCCTTATGACCGTGGTTCTGCAGATAGTTATTATCAACGTGGTGAAGACCCGCATTATTATGTAGGCGCCAACTACAACTCCGAAAATAAGGTTGACATCACTGATAGAACTAGTGTAGAATATAAAGAATATATGCTCGGTTATGAAGATAACGAGCGTATTGGTTCCCATAAAAAGTGGGATTAACTTTGATGATGAAAGGAGACATTTATGTCTAAAACAGCTACAACCCAGAACCAGAAGGTTCTTAACTTCCTCCGTTCCGGCCAGTCACTGTCTGTCAAGCAGGCTCAGGGTCTGTTCGGTGTTGCTTCTCTTGGCAAGCGTGTAAGCGAGCTCCGTGCAAACGGTCATGCTATTTACACTAACACTGCTAAGAACGGTACTACTGTATATCGTCTGGGTACTCCTAGCCGTGCTATGATTGCAGCTGCTTATCAGGCTGTTGGTTCCTCAGTATTTGAGTAATCATTTGTAATGAGGTATGGGCTCCACCTTAACGGGCCCACCTTATTATTGTATTCGGAGATACTAAATGGCAAATCATGTAGATAATAATCTTAAGGTCACTGGCAACCATGCTTGCATGAATGCTTTTGATCGCATATTTTCTAAACTTTTTGATGAATCAGGATTAGAACACGCACATTTCCTACCTGACTGGGATCGTGATGATTATCCTTCATATGAATGGATGAGCGACTATGTAGGGCCTAAGTGGGCTCATGCTGATTACTACGAGGAAGGCAATGATTTTGTCAGTATCACCAGTGCTTGGTGTAGTATATTTCCGTTTACAAAAGCTCTTGCTCGATATCTTGAGGAGCTTGATCCCAAGGTTCGTGTTGAACTTACATATATAGATGAGTTTATTAATTTTGCCGGTTGTGCTGTTTGGGCCAACGGTGATTGGGACGTTGAAGAAGCAGATCATAACTTCTTTGAACAAATTTGGTTGGCAGAAGGCGGTACGCCTTTTGACAGCGAGGACTATGACACTTGGGAATACCGCGACATGGTACAAGAAAAAATTATGTCGTGGTCTAATGATATGGCCTGTTGGATGGAGAATATGCAAGATGATGAAAATGAATAACGAAATTGTTAGTGTAGTAACCTCTGTAGGTGAGTTTGTCGGTAAATTTATAGCAGACTCTCCTGAAGGAATTACTATTGAAGATCCTAGAATGATTGTACACAATCAACAGGGCATGGGTTTTGCTAAAGGTGTTAGTATGGCAGGAGTGGAAGAACCTAAGAAGGTTACTTTTAACAACGCTCAGATAGTAGTGGTGTCAGAAGTCAATCCTGCAGTAGAAAAGGCATGGCGACAGTTTACATCGGGAATAGTATTATGAGTAAAATTGGGTTTACCTGTTCCACTTTTGATTTACTTCACGCTGGGCATATCACAATGCTCAAAGAAGCAAGAAACCAGTGTGACTGGTTGATTTGTGGACTACAAACGGACCCTACTATTGATAGGCCAAATAGCAAGAACAAGCCGATTCAGTCTCTTGTAGAACGCTACATTCAGCTTGAGGCTGTGAAGTATGTAGATGAAATTGTTGTGTATCAGACTGAAAAGGATCTTGAGGATCTATTGCTTACACTTGATATAGATGTTCGCATTGTAGGTGAAGAATATAGAAATGCAAAATTCACTGGACAAGACATCTGCAAGCAACGTGGTATAGAATTATACTTTAATAAACGTGAACACAGTTTTTCTACTACTGAACTACGGGAGCGTATCCATGCCGTTAAATCTAAGAGTATTAAAGCTGTATCTTGAGGATTGGGAATTTAATATGAGTGAATCAGATATAAAAAGTAAGATTGCTAAAGTAGTCATAGCTAGTCGTAGAACTTTAGATCCTAGCTTCAGGGCATACTGGAAGGACGCTGCCAAAAAAATGGCAACTAAATATAATGTAAGTCTAACAGAAATTGAAAAATGCCCGGAGTATTACTATGAATCTAAAACTAGTCGCTATCACTAAAATATATAAAAATATAGGATCTGAAGATCTGCCTATGTGGCGTCATGTTGACGGCCATGAATATATCATAGCTTTCTTTGATAAAGAACCAGCCTGGCAAGAGGTAGGTGAAGAAATTAATAAATTCCAACACATACTGGAAGGTAAAATTGAAGTAGATGTAAAAGAATTGTATGTTGGTTTTGAACTATTTTCCTCAGACAGCTTGACACATTCGGAATCTTTTCAGTTACAAACAGGTGGGACTATAGACTTTCCTGCACAAGATGTAACAAAAATAGATGTGACGGAATTACTGGATGGACTCAATACCTAAGATAACACTAGGCTATACGTATTACAATGAACCGGAACTGTTAAAAAAACAAATAAGACTTTGGAAAAAGTATCCTACTAATGTTGAAATTTTTTTAGTGGATGATGGTTCAGAAATATATCCCGCATATGATTTGGTGAAGCGTCTTCGCCTACCAAATTTTCAACTATATCGTGTTACTGAAGATATAGGATTTAATAGTCACGGTTGTAGAAATCTTATTGCAACCGTAGCATCTTCAAGCAATATTATGTTTTTGGATATAGACGCGCATCTGGCGGTTAAGGATGCGTTTTCTATTAGTGAAATGGAAGTTAAAGATAATTTTGTTTATAAAATGGCTATGTCTGTAGGAAGAAAACAATATTCGTTTCCTGGGCACCATAATATTTTTGTAATTAATAAAGATACTTTTTGGCGCTCCGGCGGTTATGATGAATCGTTTACAGGTTATCACAAAGGTGATCGAGAATTTCTTTCTAGGTTGGATAGAATATCTAAATGTGTTGAAATACCTGATGTTGTTATCAAATTAATAAGAGGCGGCAGAGAATCTATTGTTGATACAAGCGTCAAAATAACTACATATGATGATAAAAACATGATACTACGGATACCTAAAAGAACTCCTAGTGACAAAGAATTAAAAGGCAAAGTTAATGGTAATTTAAACTTCCATTACCAAAAGATTTTATAAATACTGATATGCTTACATTAAAAAGATTCCTCACTGAGGCCACAGACGAAGATAAATTGACTCACCTTGAACACGTTGAGGACCATGCTGTCCACGGTGGTTCCAAGGGATTCGCTCATGCCTTTCATACACTAAACGGTGTACATGATACATTAATGGGCAAACAGGGTGGCACTAAGGTTACAATGAAGTATGATGGTAGCCCCTCTGTAGTTTTCGGTCACCACCCTGAGACAGGTAAGTTTTTCGTAGGTACTAAGGGTACATTCAACAAAAAACCTAAGATAGCACACACTCCTGAAGATGTAGAAAAACACTACAAACACTCTGAAGGCCTAAAGCAAAAAATGCACGCTGCTTTAGAACACTTACCTAAAATTATGCCTGACAAAGGGATTTATCAAGCAGACATTATGCACACACCTAATGACCTTAAACACGAAGGTCATAGAATATCACATAAGACACAGCTTATCACATACCATCACAAACCTAACTCAGAGGAAGCACGAAAGGCTATGAACTCTCAGATAGGTGTTGCTGTACACACAGCCTATGACGGTAAGACTATGCAGGATATGAAAGTCAGACAGGCACACGTACCTGAAATGAAAGACCATGAACACGTACATCAGTTTCCTATGTTTCATCAAATGGAACACGTATCATTTACACAGGCACAACAGCAAGAATATAAAAAGCACATGGCAAACGCTATGGAAGGCTACAAGAAGGCACCTAAAGAAGCATTTGACCACATACAGGAACACGAAACTAAACACGGAAAAAAAGGTGCAGCAGTATCAGCATATCTAAATAAAACTGTAAGGGACGGTAGCACACCCTCACACGAAGGTATGACTGACCACTTGACAGCACACTATGCTAAGAAAGCAGCAGGTGTAAAAACTGAAGTTGCTCAACAGAGGCATTTAGATGCTGGCAAGAAACACGTTGCTGGACTTAATAAAGAACATCTAACACACGTATTAGGTGTACACGGACACTTACAAAAAGCAAAGAACGTATTGACTGACGCATTTAACTCACACCACATACACGGGCATGAGTTTGATGGTGAACCTACAAACCCTGAAGGTTATGTTGTTCATCACAACGGCCGTCCTTCTAAGTTTGTGTTAAGACATGAGTTTAGCAAAATGAACTTTGCAGCAAACGAAATGAGGAAGAAAGGTGGCTAAGGATCATATTGTATTTACATTTGGAAGAATGAATCCTCCTACTACAGGTCATAGTAAACTGATTGACGCTGTACACAACCATGCCAAAGAGAATGGACATGACCATCAAGTTATTGTCAGTCATTCACAGGATAAGCATAAGAATCCTCTACACTCTGACCATAAACTAGAATATTTAAATCATATTCATCCTAATACACACTTTGAGGCATCTACAAAAGAACATCCTCACTTCCTTGCACAATTAAAAAAGTTTCATCAGCAAGGATACAAACACGCTACTATGTTTGTGGGTTCGGATCGTGTAAAAGAAATGAAAGAACTCGCACACAAATACAACGGACCTGATAGTGAATACCATTTTGATAGTTTACATATCAAGTCAGCAGGTAAACGAGACCCTGATGCTGAAGGTGTTGCAGGCATGAGCGGTACTAAAATGAGAAGTCACGCAGGAGATAATGACTTTGATAAGTTTAGAGAAGGTTTACATGGATCTGCTTCAGATCATCACGCTCGCAAATTATTCAATGCAACCCGTAATGGAATGGGCCTTAAAGAAGAAGCTACAAGATTAACTTTCGGAGCTTTTTTGAATGAGGAACTGGTAAAACATAATGACAGTTTGGGCTTACGGAGATAGTTGGACAGCGGGAGATCAAGACAGCCCTCAGAATTCAACCTCATATTTACAAATATTAGAAAATGAACGATATAAAATAAGTTATGTTGCTCATTTTGCTAAATCTATAAATGCTACTCTTAAAAATAAAGCATATCCCGGTTCTGGGAATTTTCCACAATTAGATTTATTACTATTCGATTTACATAGAGAAAAAATCAAGAAAAATGACATCATAATTTTTGGTGTAACTGCAGCTAATAGAGACAGAGCTAATATAGCTTTTGATGGACAGTATCCTATAGGCGACCATATCAAAGGTGGACCTAGTACGTTAAGTAAAGAATTATTTGCAGAAAACATATGGCTTAACGATCATTTTATGACTTTAGCTACATTGGATAAAATTAAATCCGTATACGGTATTAGGTTATATTCAGTTTATGCTTTTAGTCGTCCAACCGACGAGCATGATAAATACTTTGAAACCTTAATAAGTGATCTTTCACTTATGGATGTTTTATGTGGGGAAAAATATCTTTCCAACAATCATCCGGGACATATATTATCAGCTATACCACAGGAGTTTAGGCATCTTTTTACGGACAGAGGACATCCCTCACCTGTTGGACACAGACATTTAGGAGATTGGTTATATAATGTCCATAAGAAATATGAAAAAAGCTTTCATATCTAAAAAGTATGATGAACTCGTATCTAAAAAGATTCGTACTGATCGTGAAATTTTAGAAAAAGATAACTCTAAAAAATCAAAAGAGGATAGATATACTTACATTCACTTAGAGAAAGATTGGGGTGTAGGATTAGGTACCACTATTTGTTTTCTTTCTGTTCTTTGGGAAACAAAATTTAGAAAAAGCCTAGACAAAATTTACCTGATAATTAATGGTGAAAATGATTTTGTCCCAACATTTCAATTTTTTATAGAATTATACAATTTAGATTTTATTTACATTATATCGTATCCGGCGGGCGAACAAGAAAAAATGCTGGAGTTATATGGCAGCTCTCGTCCGTTTTCGGATTTTGCTCACATCTTTGGCTCATACCTTAAACCAACTACACCTATCTACAGAACCTACCGAGCCAAATACCCACCGAATTATAAATTTATAGGTATATCAATTACCGCTTTTATGGATGAAATTTATAGTGAAAAAGATACTCGTATTGATAAAACAGCTTATCCACATTGTAAATATCAACCCATAGAATACTTTGCAAGATTGATAACACATCTAAAAATGATGGGTTGGGATATTATTAATATTGATAACAGAGACATCATAATAGAAGATAAAGTAGATTTGTTAATCAATCATTGTCAGGCTGTAATAGGATACGAGGGAGGTATTGCACATCTTTGTCATACACTAGGCATACCTTATATAATGACACCCTGGAATAAGGAGGCATCACATCCTTTGTTTTGTGATATTATGCACCCTACTCTGAACTGTTGGTTTTTAAGAGACGCTGAAGAAATATTTGCTTGGGATAAAAAAGTGTTTAATACTATAATAAAAGACCTATATAGGGGGAGGGGAAATAATTATTTAGCTAGAGATATTAGATTACAGTATTCCACAAGTAAGGGTGTACTTACCCCCGTACTACACAAAAAATCTCAGCTACCTGATTTACCTGAAGGCTCCGTCCCTTTTAAGTGGCACAGTAAAGAAGAAAGGGAATATCTGAATGACTTATATGGTTTTGAAAATGATAAAGATTATATTTTAGAAAATGTTATGCCGGATGTAAATTCAGATATTATAAATACTATAGTTAGAACATAGGAAAAGACCATGAATAGAGAAGCAGTTTACAACCAATTAAAAGAAGATGAAGGAGTCCGCTATGACATCTACAACGATCACCTCGGATATCCGACCTTTGGAGTCGGTCACCTTATCACAGAAAATGACGAGGAATTCGGAAGGCCAGTTGGAACAGCAGTCTCTGAAGAAAGAGTCCGGTCGTGTTTCGAGCGAGACCTTGAAACTGCAATCGGAGAATGTCACAATTTATACGGAGAAGGGAGCTTTGGAGACCTACCAGACGAGGTCCAGCAGATCCTGGTTAACATGATGTTCAACATGGGGCGCCCTAGACTCTCTGGTTTTAAAAAGTTTAACGCTGCTATTCAAGCAGGCGATTGGAAAGAAGCAGCAAAAGAGGGAAGAGATTCACGTTGGTACAACCAGGTAACCAACAGAGCAGAACGATTAATGACTAGATTAGAAAATATATAATAAGGAGATTAAAGTGATAAGCAATGAATTTTACCATCACGCTTGTATTTCAAGACTGGCATATAAGGACCTAGACAAAGAAGTACGGCGGGAATGGAAATCTCTTGGCTTTACTTCTGTTAAGTTTATTAGTATTGAAGGTGCCCAAGCATATGTTCTTGGTAACAAGGATAGAATCACTGTAGCATTTCGTGGCACGGAACCAAAAGAAAAAAGTGATGTGTTTGCTGATTTGGAGGCAACCCACGAAAAAGGATTCCACCAAGGTTTTTACGAGGAATACGAAAAGTTAGAACTAGATGTACATAGTGAAGTAGCGAAACTTTTGGGAAGAAAAAAACGACCAGTGTATGTGACAGGACATAGTTTGGGAGCAGCCATTGCTTCTATTTTTTGCTTTCATTATCCTGAAGCAGTTGCATTGTACACTTATGGGTGCCCTAGAAATGCTACACCGTCTAAGTGTAAAGAATTAACTGTTCCTCATTATCGCTGTGTAAATAATAACGATATTGTTCCTAAAATGCCGCCTTCTTTTTTATGGTACAAGCATCACGGGGAACTACGATACATTAACTATTACGGCAATGTTCGTCAAATGTCTTGGTGGCAGAGAGTTAAAGATGGTTTCCGAGGTCGTAAACGTGCCTGGCAAAAGGGACAAGTATTCGATGGTGTATACGATCACTTGATGGATGCGTATTGCTCTCATTTAGAGGATAACGAGTAATGTGGTTTTTTGCTGTACCTATACTGAGGGCCTGTGTCTCTGGTGTCATAGGCTCTAGTTTCGGTAAATGGTTTAGCACGACCAAAGCTGGTATCTGGTTTCAAAAGAAACTCGATCAATTTATGGAGTATTTGTCTTATAAATACGACATAGACATAGCGAAAAAAGAAGCAAAGTGGGTTAAACATTACCCTTTGCTTGCTATCAAAATACAAGAATTAGAAGATAGAGTAAGCGAGTTGGAAAATGCAAACATTCAAAGAGTGGCTGGTAGAAGAAAGTCTAAACGAAGATAAAGGCATGGAAGGCATGACCGTCAAGGGCGGTCATAAAAAACCAGTTAGTCAGGGTGCAGGGCTAACCAAAAAAGGTGTTGAGAAATACCGCAGACAGAACCCTGGTAGCAAACTACAGACTGCTGTTACTACACCTCCTAGCAAACTAAAGCCTGGCAGTAAAGCAGCTAATAGACGCAAATCATTCTGTGCAAGATCACGTAGCTGGACAGGCGAACGAGGTAAGGCAGCCCGTAGAAGGTGGAACTGTTAATGTCAAAGATTTTGTTGATTGTTGTTTTAGTAATGGGTGGTTTGGGATACTGGTATTATAAAGATTCCCAAGCAACAATAGCTGCCCTTACACAGAATAATGCTACATTAAGAGCAAATCAGGCGCAGTTAGAAGAAGCAATAAGAACGAGTAATGAAACTATAGCAAGACAACAAGCAGATGCTGCACAGTTTGAACAGGCGAATAATGATCTTAGATCTAGATTAAATGAAGCAGAGGTATATCAAGACGAGTTGGCAAGTAGGTTAGCAAGACATGACTTAACAAGACTTACACTTCAGCGTCCTGGTTTAATTGAAACAAGGGTAAATAATGCAACAGAAAGATTATTTAGGGAAATGGAAGGCCTTACTGGCGCTCCCAATCCTGTTACTACTGAGTAGCTGTACAAGTTTTAGTTTGTTTGGTAAAAAGGAACCAGTGGTTCCTGAACCTATTGTTGTTACCCAAACAGAATATCTTTACAGGAATGTTCCTTTACAGCCTCGGCCTAAACCTGTAACCTTGTATGATTTAGAATTTTATGCTGTAACTGAGGAAAACCTAGACGAATTTTTAGAAAGGTTTGGTGAAGAAAATGGCGCAGTAGTATTTTTTGCAATTAGTGTACCTGATTATGAAAACATAGCCCTTAACATGGGTGAACTAAGAAGATTTATAGAACAACAGAGTGCTATTATTCTGTATTACGAAGAAAATATAAACGTACAGGAACAGTCAGATGAGCAAACTGAAACAAATCCTTGAGATTAAAAAACGATTAGATCCCAAATGTTGGGATGGATATAAAAAACAAGGAACCAAAAAGAAAGGTGACACTGTTGTTAATAACTGTGTCAAGGAAACTGAATCTTTGGGTGTAATGATTGCACGTATGCAACAAAAACAAACAGCAAAAGATTGGAATAAACTTACTCCAGCAGAAAAAACTGCTAAGTTGAAAAAAGATATGGAAGATACAAAGAAAAGAATGGCAGAAGGCAAGAACCATACTTGGAAGTCTGAAGGTCACTACACAAAAGACGGTAAAGAATGGAAAGGTCCACAGCACGCACATGACGGTCAGGTAATGACCGGCGAGAAGCACAATGCTGACAGTCAGAACTTATATCACTTCAAGGAACTATCACCTGAAGTGAAGAAAAAGGTATTAGAGAAAATAAAAATGGACGAGGGCATTGTTGATACCATACTGAAGTCCAAGACACTGAATAAAAAGAATTACACAATAGCTGCTAAAGAACTGGATAAGAAAATGAAAAAAGAACCTTCAAAGACAAAGGTTGCCCACGCACATGACGTAGCAAGATACGTAAAAAATATTGATGCACGGAAACTTGCTGCTGAAAATGCAGACAGGATTGCCATGATTAAAGCCGCAGTAAAAAAGAGAGAAGCTGAAAAGAGAAAAGCTGCAGCTGAAAAACCAGCGGAAAAAGAAAAACCCACTCGGCATTTAAAAAATATGCAAAAGAAAGAGAGGGAAAATATAGATTATTACAAAAAACACACCCCTGGTAAAAAACTTAACCCAATGCACAACATTGGTAGACACGATGGACAGAAAGCCCAGAAGAACGCTAGTAAAAGTTATGCTAACCCGCGAACGGCAGCATATCTTGCCAGACATGACTATGCTGAAGTTGAAATGACAGGATGTCCTCTTTTAGAAAAACTAAGCCCTAATATGGGTATTGGCAAGTACATTAGGGACTTTGGTAAGTCGGATGCCCCACAGTTTAAAGGTGCATCAGCATCCAAGCGTAGAAAGATGGCAGTTGCCGCCTACTTGGGTGCCAAGAGAAAAAATGAAAAAATTTAAGGAATACATACAGTATAACCCTGATAAACATCAGTGGGGTACTCCTGAGGGTACTGATCAGATGAAATCCCTTACGCCAGGTCAACATAACCCGAAACAAGATTCTATTAAACCTGTAGATGTACCTGTAAAAGAGTCAAAAGAAATGGGCAAAAAAGATCCTGTAGCTAGAAACTTAAATACGTTTAATAAGCCCGTTACTCATAAAGACCGTAAGAATGATTACAGTCGAAAGGATAAACACAAGAGTAAAGTTTATGAAGAAGGTCCGGCCGCCGAAACTAAAGCGGAATATCGTGCTGCCAATGCTGAATATCAGGAACTGTTTTTAGGGCCTGACGATATTGAAGCATTAGAACAGGAAATAGAATACATTACAGATTCAGATATAATTGATATTTTAGACTATGGTGCTGATTTAGAATTTG